AGCCGAGATGTACGTATCTTCGATGTTGGAGGTTTCCATCCGAACGTGTCGCCTTCTCGTGGTACACCAGAAAAGGGCTACGACTATGCGACGAAAGATGGAGACGTTGTGGCGGGTGGGCTCGAACGACCACGCCCACGCGGAGGGATGCATTCTGGATCTCATCGAGTCCGGAATGTCGCGCACCTGTGCGAGAGTGTGGACGAGTTTCTTGAGCTATATGACGAAATGGAGAGAGGAGATCTCATTGGTCGGTTCAGCAACATACGCGCTTACGGGGACTGGAGGTTCCGTGTTGAACCTGCCGAGTACCGTACACCCGAGGGCGTTGACTTCAGTAGTGGGAGAATGGATGGACGAGATGATTGGGTATCACAGTCTGGTATCAGCTGTGGAGAACCACTCGTAGGTAGGTTGTCTTGTTCCTCCAAAACGGTGCAAGCGCGCCAACAAGTTGGCGGCATCGGGGTCGCCCTGCGAGCCCCTCATTGCCACCATTTTTCTGGGACGCCAGTTCGCATCTGTATAGTGGGGTATGATGACTAATCTCGGATAAATATAGGGCCGAGGAGAAAGAGTCTAATCTTGTATGGGCCTAGTCTGACTGGTAAGACTACGTGGGCCCGTAGTCTAGGCAGCCACATATACTCGGAGCGAGTTTTGAACGCTCAGATGGCTGACGATATGGAAAGGTCTGCTCATTATGCCGTCTTTGATGACGTCAACATCAAGTACTTCCCTGCGTGGAAGTCCTGGCTTGGGGGGATGAGGTACATTTCCAACAAATTGCTTTACAGGAATGTCAAGCTTATGGAGTGGGGGAGACCGTGCATTTGGTGTAATAACACCGATCCACGTGATGTCATGAGGCGTTCAATGAACGCTAGGAATGGAGAGGGGGATGGAGACTTTTCACAGGAGGATATTGATTGGATGGATGCAAACTGTGTTTTCATTTACGTAAACGACGCTATCGCTACTTTTCGTGCCAGTACAGAGTAGCCTCTGGTCTGACCAATAATTGATCGGATGCTGTGGAACCATCTCTCGCTCTAAACATATCCAATACGTAATAGTCCCCCATGCCTGCTTTACCAGTAACGGAGTACTGGCCAGCAATCTCGACACCACCGGACTGATCGTCATCGTAAACGAGTGTCTTCCTCATTGGGTGATAGCGAGTGTATTTCCGGATAAATCCGTCTTCGTTGCCTGATGCAAGTGAGACAGTTCTGTCATACTTGATCGTGACACGTTGATTGTCTGTTGGGGCCGTCATAGGATCGATCCAATCCGAGTTGACTTGGCCCTTAAACAGTTTGACAAATAGTGTATATTGGTCTCCACCACCAGGATCACCTGTGACCTGGTTCATGAGTCGAGCATAGCCGCTAGATAGCTCTACGCCGAGGTTGAAGCCGGAGCCGATCGTTAGACCGAGTCCGCCCTTCATAGTAAAGCATATCCGACGCCACTGCCACGGTGTTCCCGTGTTGCACTGGATCTCGATGGCTTCTTTGAGACCCACCATGTATGGTGTGCTTGAGGTACGAGCTGCCTCATTGAAAATGTTGCCTGCGGTACCACCAGAGGTGATAGTGTTGTCGCGAGCAGTAGCGCACCATAGAAAGGCGCGCACTAGATTGTCGGTTTGACCTCCCGTGACAACTGATCTGGCTACTGCGTAGGTAGTTCCACCTTGTTGAGAGGCGGAAGTGCTGTTCGTGTATGCAAGCATGACGTCACGCTTTTTACGGCTAGTCATGTTCAGAAGTGACTTCTTGGTCATTCTTCGGGGTCGTCTTCTTCGATAAGATCGGCGATTGACGCGATTGCGAACTGTAAAGCGTCGGCGAGAGCCTCTAGCTTTGCGTCGATTCGTTCCAACCGTTCTCCAACGGTTATAGTAGGTGACAGCCATTGTTGAGGGGTTGGGGGCGGAGGTGGTGATGTCATTACGTACGCCGCTTCGTCATAGACTTGCTTCCCCCGAACGATAATGGGGGGGAGCGGTGCTTATATAGTTGGGGTGTGTCCCGTGTCCTGCTATAATATTAGTTTCGCAGGACACGGCTGAGGAGAGCACACCATGTTATTCGTCAACTCACGTTATGTCTTACTCACATACTCCCAATCCAATGGACTTGATGAGTGGTGTGTTAGCGACCACATGTCAAGACTTGGAGCTGAGTGCATCGTTGCACGAGAGGATCACATTGATGGAGGCACTCATTTGCACGCTTTTGTCGACTTCAACAGAAAGTTCCGAAGCCGAGATGTACGTATCTTCGATGTTGGAGGTTTCCATCCGAACGTGTCGCCTTCTCGTGGTACACCAGAAAAGGGCTACGACTATGCGACGAAAGATGGAGACGTTGTGGCGGGTGGGC